CAGGTACCCTTGCAGCCAACGCCAACAAAACGTATCTTATTACTAGTCAGCGTGATCTGGCTGCTACATTTGGTGTACCGTTCTTTTACAACACCACAACAGGCACTCCAATCAATGGCTACGAACTCAACGAATATGGTCTGCTTGCAGCTTACTCGTCTTTGGGTGTTACCAATCGTGCATATATTCAACGTGCTGACGTTGATTTGACAGCTCTCACAGCCAGCTTGACTCGCCCCACAGGTGATGCAGCCAACGGCACATACTGGGTAGACACCAGTATCAGCACCTGGGGTATTTTTGAGTGGAATCAAGCCACAGCAACATTTACCAATCAGATTCCTGCAGTGATTACCAATGTTACTGAAGTTGTAGGCGGTAACGGCACAGATCCTATTGCTGATAATACTCCAGTAGAATCATATGGTAGTATTGGTGACTATGCAATCACAGCAATTGACCAGTATGTGTTTGGTTACTATAAAAACTACAACAATGAATGGGTGCAAATTGGCAGCAATGAATGGAAAACATCATGGCCTACACTGGTAGGTTCCAATGCTCCTGCCACCCTGACCGTTGGTGCAAACATGTTTATCAACGACGTCTTGATTACTGTTGGTGCTACCAACACTGTGGCAGGACTTGCAGCAGTAATTAATCAGAATGCAGGTTTAGGTGCTATAGGTGTTACGGCCCGGGCGGTTTCAAGTCAGTTGTACCTGTACGCTAATGCTCTTTCGTCAAATGACGGCTCAACACTTGGCAACAATGGTATTATCACAGTTGATGCTGGCCCAAATCTTGGTACAGCATTGTTAACAGCTCTGGGAATCACCACTGGTCAATATGCAGCACCCGACTACTTTCCAGGATACAGTTATCAGCAACCACGTTGGAGAACTACTGATACCGATGGCGGTCGTCCTACAGGTTCTGTATGGCAAAATATCAGCAGCGCCAACAACGGAATGAGCTTGAGTGTTAAATCATACAGCACCACTCTTGCAGCTTGGGTATCACAAAATTGCCCAATATATGTTAGTGACAGAACTGCCATCTATGGTCTAGACCCATCAGGTGGCGGAAGAAATATTCCAGTTGGTACCACCTATGCTGTCTATGACTCAAGTTATTATTTAAATACCCCAAACTCTACTGGTAACTACGGCCCCTCATTCTCTTTTACCCTTCTTGAAAGATATGCTGTTGGCGCTACTGAAATTACAGGAACTACAACTCCTACAGGAACAGCATTTGTAGTGGGTAACAATTTTACAATTTTTGCAACTGAAGCTGGTCAATCTACCATTAATGGTCCTTATACTGTGACCATTGGCGGTACAGGAATCGTGGCAGACTTTATTGCTGCGGTTTCTCAAGCTGCTATACCTTATGTGTCAGCTAGTGTCAACACCGCTGGCAATATTGTTTTAACACACAGCCAAGGTGGAACAATACAAGCATATCTGGGCACTGGGAATCCGCTGCTTACAGCTGGATTCTCTTTGAGTACTCCTAAAGTACGACAACAAAATGATTTACCTAATACTGGACTTACTTTAAGTAACTTTGTAACTACGCCACTGTTTACCTATACCACTAGCACCACAGCACCGGATCAAGATCCGGTAACTGGTCGTCTATGGTACTACAGCTCAGTGAGTGATGCTGATATCATGATTCAGGACAACGGAATCTGGCAAGGTTATCAGCTTGTGACCAACGATGTTCGTGGCTATGACTTGACATTGTGCAATGCAGCCGGACCAATCATAAGTGCGTCAGCTCCTGTCACCCAAACAGACACAGCAGAATCTCCACTGGCCTACGGTGACTTGTGGATTGACACCAGTGATCTTGAAAACTATCCCAAACTGTACCGTTGGCAAGCAGTCAGCGGAACTGACCAATGGGTAGAAGTTGACACCACTGATCAGGTATCACAAAGCGGTATCTTGTTTGCAGATGCTCGTTGGGCACCAAACGGTACCACAGATCCCATAGCAGATCCGTTCCCAAGCATTGTGAGCCTGTTGACCAACAACTATCTTGATGTTGATGCTCCAGATCCTGCCTTGTATCCACAAGGTATGTTGTTGTTCAACACACGCCGTTCGGGTTACAATGTCAAGAGCTTCCAGAACAACTACTTCAATGCTACATCTACTGCGTTTGCGATTGATGCGTATTCTGCTACTACAGCGTATATCTACAATGATTTTGTAAACTACGACAATGCTGTGTATGTTTGCGTTCTGGCCGCCCCGGTTGGTACTGTACCAACCAACGGCACATACTGGGACCTGTTGAACACCAACACATGGCTCACAACCAGTGGCAACAAAACCAATGGCAGCATGTGGTCTGGCCGCCTGGCACAACGCCAGTTGATTGTGCAAGCACTCAAGGCCGGTATTGACACCAGCACAGCAGCACGTGAAGAACAAAATCAATTCAACTTGATCGCAACCCCTGCGTATCCTGAACTGACACCAAACATGATTGCACTCAGCAACGAGCGCAACAACACCTTGTTTGTGGTTGGTGATACTCCAATGAGACTTGGACCTGATGGCAACAGCTTGGTGGCATTTGCTACCAACAACAACGGACTTGGCTTGGTCACTGAAGATGGCAACTCAGCTACTAGCAATTATGCTGGCGTGTTCTATCCTAGTTGCCGTACCACAGACCTTGGTGGCAACTCAGTTGTTCAACCACCAAGCCACATGATGGTTCGCACAATTCTGCGCAGTGATGCTGCCAGCTATCCATGGTTTGCACCAGCCGGTACACGCCGTGGTGTAATTGACAATGCCAGCGCAATTGGTTATATCAATGCTGCAACAGGTGAGTTTGAACAGATTGGCGTGAGTCAAAGTGTTCGCGATATCTTGTATGAACGTAACATCAACCCAATTACGTTTATCCCAGGTATTGGTATCACAAACTTTGGCAACAAGACCAGTACTGTAACAACTACTGCACTTGATCGTATCAACGTGGCCCGACTGGTTGCGTTCTTGCGTGGACGTCTTGAAGAGATTGGTAAACTGTTCTTGTTTGAGCCAAATGATCAGATCACACGCAATGAGATCAGTAATACTTGCAACAGCCTGATGATCGACTTGGTTGCCAAGCGAGCTATCTATGACTACCTGGTGGTTTGCGACGGCAGCAACAATACTCCTGCTCGAATTGACAGAAACGAACTGTGGGTTGATATTGCTATCGAACCTGTCAAGGCAATTGAATTTATTTACATTCCATTGCGTATCAAGAACACCGGTGAAATCGCTGGTGGATCTGGCGGATAATAATGAAACAGGTGACTGATTTGTCAGTCACCTTTTCAGGTAAATAAACATATAGGAGATTACAAATGGCAGTTTCATCATTACAGCGCATGACAGTACCACTAGCTAGCGATCAAAGCGCCAGCGCACAGGGCCTGTTGATGCCCAAACTCAAATATCGCTTTAGAGTGATGTTTGAAAACTTCGGCGTTTCAAAACCCACAACAGAATTAACCAAACAAGTGGTCAGCGTTGCTAGACCCAACTTGACATTTGAAGAAATCACATTACCGATCTACAACTCAACACTGAAGTTGGCCGGCCGTCATTCCTGGGCAGACGTTGCTTGTTCAGTGCGCGATGATGCATCAAACAGTGTTTCCAAATTGATTGGCGAACAAATGCAAAAGCAAATGGACTTTTTGGAAATGGCAAGTGCTGCGTCAGGTATTGACTACAAGTTCCTGACCAAGATTGAAATACTGGACGGCGGTAACGGCGCTGCAACACCTGTGGTGCTGGAAGCCTGGGAATTGTACGGTTGCTACCTTAAAGGCGCTGACTACGGCGAATTGAATTATGGCACCAATGAAGGTGTAACAGTCAACATGACCATTGCGTATGACAATGCTGCACAACTTGGACCCAACAGTCTAGACATCAGCGGTATTGGTGGCGTGATTGGTAGAACAATTGGCGACGTTGTGACAGGTGCTGGCCAAGGCGCATAATAATGCCAACATTTGGCCAAGAATTCTTCAAAGGATTCACCGCGGCGGATAGCTTGCGTGATTACACTCACGCAAGCAAAACCTTTACCACCAACGCATACGAACTTAAACCCAGGTTCAAGTTTCTTTTTCACGTGAGCTTCACGTTGAACACAGCTGAAATACCTGCACTGAGTCAACTGGCAGGTGTGAATGAAATTACCAGTCTCAGTTATCTTGTGAAAACAGTTGACCTGCCCAAGTACACCATTGCGGCCGAAACACTCAATCAGTACAACCGCAAGCGAGTGGTACAGACCAAGATCAATTATGATCCTGTTACTCTAACATTCCATGATGACGGCGGCGACAACTCACGCAACTTGTGGTACAACTACTACAGCTACTACTACAAAGATCCCAGTCAAGATTATCTAGCACCCAACAGTCAAAACGGTAGCATGGGCGCAAGTGCCAACATGCAAAAAGGGTTTGGCTACAACGATAGAGACATCTACAACGACACTCGAGTTGGTGACGTCAACGACTGGGGCTATGTGGGCGAAAGCTACAATGATGGCACCAGCTCAGCGTCGGGCAAGCCACCTTTTTTCAAAGACATTAGAATCTACGGCCTGGACCAACACAAATCAGCTGAGTATGTGCTGATCAATCCCATCATCACCAACTGGAGTCACGATCAATACAACTACAGTGAAGGCAATGGTGTTATGCAAAACAGCATGACCATAGCGTATGAAACTGTGAAATATTATTCAGGTGCAGTGGGCAATATTCGACCCGATGCCAATATTCAAGGCTTTGCTGATCCTGCTCACTACGATCAAACGTTGAGTCCAATCAGCCGACCAGGATCTCGAGCCACGGTATTTGGCCAAGGCGGTTTGCTGGATGCAGGAGGTGGTATCTTGGAAGATCTAGAAAGTAAAGGTGTGTTGGGACTTATTGGTGCAGCACAAAAAGCTGGCACAGCCTACAACACATTCAAGGGCAAAAATATTGCAAGCCTGGCTGTGAATGAAGCAACAGCACTGGGCAAAAATGCCATCCGAACTGGTTCATTGCCAGGTGCAGTGAGATCAGTACCGGGCCGCTCAACTGGTATGTTCTTCCCAACACCACAAACCCCACCAACCAACACAAGATAATCATGGCCAGTATCAATTACGAAAACACCAATCTAGATCAAACAGTACGAGTGTTTGATGCATTTTATGAATATGACGTGGATGTTCCTGCGGCTGAATATGATGTGGTCAACAGCTTTTTCAAATCAGTCATGACCACACGACTGGCAGCAGACAATTTTACGGTGAGCTTGTTCAAGGTGGCACAAGACACAAAAATTCCAGCCCTGACCTTGTTGCAGGCATTTGAAGGTGTGTCGGGCATGAATCTCAATGTTAGTATGGCCTACTACCTGAACACTATCAGAAATCGTGCTACCTTGCTGGGTGTGGGTGTGCCTGTGACTGCAAACTTTTACGCTGCCAGAAACGTGGTTCAATAAAGGTTAGGCATGTATGGCTAACTTTTCAAAAGGCATTTTTCAAGTGAGAAATGCAAAAAAATATGTGGGTAATCGACCCCCGACCTGGCGCAGCAGCTGGGAACAGGTGTTCATGACATTCCTGGACAACAACGACAATGTGCTGCAATGGGGCTCAGAGTGCGTGGCAATCCCGTACCGTCATCCACTTGACGGCAAAATGCACAGATACTTTCCGGACTTTTTGATCACTTATCGTACCCGAGAAAATACCATGCGAGCTGAACTGATCGAAATCAAACCCAAAAATCAAAGCGTAATCGAAAGCAAAATGAACAGTCGTGATCGCACTGTGGTAGCCATCAACTATGCCAAATGGGCTGCGGCCACTGCCTGGTGCAAAACACAAGGGCTGACCTTTAGAGTTATAACGGAAAACGACATCTTTCATCAAGGCAGCAAACGATAATGCCCGGCTGTGAAGCCACTAAATAGGGTATGACAAAACGTTTAGAGGAGTTGTTCGATCTCCCACCATCCGCGGCAGAAATCAACGCTGAAGTTCCTACCATCACAGTCAACCAAGCACTGCTGGCCGAACTTGATCTCACCATTGACAAGGTCGACAATGCCCTTCCAGCAGTGCGTGGACTAGATGCCACTGACGCCGAAATGGATGAGCTGAGTGACATGGCCAAGGGCAGCTACAAAGATCTCATGGATCTTGGCATGCAGATAGACAGCCGCTTTGCCAGCGAAATCTTTGGGGTGGCCAGCAACATGCTGGGCCATGCTATCACAGCAAAAACAGCCAAACTGGACAAAAAACTCCGGATGATCGACCTGCA